CGTTTTGTGCTCGTTGTAGCCCATCGATAGGATTGAAACTCGTGGATCAATGGCTGCATCATCGGCGAATCGTGGACGACTATGTGCGGCCGGTTTTCTGCGTCGAGCTGTAGCAAATCTGCCACTGCCGAAATGCCAGCACGCACGGAGCCTTTGCCTTTTTTCGCGGCGACCGTGTGTATTCCATACTCGCGCGAGAGCGACAACCTACTGCCTCGATCCTCGCTGTCTGCAACAATCCAGTCCGGCCACTGATCGCAAAGTTCGCGGATCGCGACAGAATGCTGCCGAATGGTCCATTCGGTTTGATGATGCAAGCGATACAGATGCAGCGTCATGTCGGCCGGGTCCATCGCAGCCAGCAAAAACACGAACGGATTGCGAACGCCGAAATCGATCGCTCCATACCGTCTCCAACTTGGATCGGGTTCAAAAGGCTCCACCAAATGAACGCGACGATCAAACTGATATACAAGACCCTCCATCGCGGTGAATTCGCCTTTGTCGCGTGCCGCGCGTTCATGTGGTCCATAGCTTCGCAAAATGCGCTCGCGCTTAGTTTGGTCGATGAACGGATTGTCGCCGCCGTGTATGAAATGAATCCGCGTGCCTGTGTCGGGCTTTTCTACGAACCGTCGATAGGTCCACGACGTCAAACCTTTCAGCGGTGTCATTGTGAGAATCATGTAGCCCGACCGACCTTCCCATCGCACGCGCGACACGCGCTGAAGCGCTTCGTTGTAGAACGCCTCGTCATGCTCTTCGTCAAGCCATACTGCCGCCGCTGCGTAACCTTGAACAGATCGCGATCCCGCGTCATTTGTTACAAAGACAACCTTCTGACCGTTCGGCAAGTATGCGACAGACGTGCCGGGACCGTTTGGATTTCGCCATGTAGTCCCGCTCGGCAAATACCGTCGAATCGCTGCTCGTTGTACGTGGATCGACAACGCTGCGTTCAAACTTGACGCGATCACTGTCCCTCCTTCCGGCGGTATTAAACGCGGATCGACGTTGTTTGCTTTTATCCACTGTTGAACAGCTTTGTCATTTCGACCGCATGCTACGGCAGCACTCCACATCGCTCCAAGTTCGGTTTTGCCGGCACCGTTCCCGCCGGCGGCGAGTGTTGCATCTTTACCCGGCTGCATAACTGGCAAACGCTGACTACTTTTTGGAGCCTCGCGATGCCATAAGGCAGCATAGGCAAGCGGCGACAGCTCTTTACCGCGTTCCCAACTACTGAGCGCGCTGATTGCTTCTGGACTTAGTTTCATTCCTTCGGCTCGCATGACGCGTCTATGATTTGCGGGTCGACTGGTTCACCAACAGCTTGCAACAGCCGTCGAGCCTCCGCGTAATGATGGACGATTGCTTTCGCTTGCGACACGGGATCAAGCTGTTCGACAGTGTGTTCAACTTGGACAGCGATCGGTGCCTCGAATCCCATGGCGCGCGCTTCAAGTGCCAGCAAACGACCGAGCGCGATTGTTTGTTTGTTTGCTCTCGCTTGGTGTTGAGCCATTTTTAAACGCTGAAGCCAGTCTGCCTTTCCTTGTTCATTGTCTATCTTGACCGAATCTTCAGCCCATTGTTGCCTAACTTTGCTCGCATCTTCGCGGATCTGTCTGTCTGTTACACCGTGCCGTTCTGCGAGTTGCCGTTGCGTATCGAGCGTCCATGGGTAGGTCAGCAAAGCGTGTTCGACTTCGCGTATGCGTTTTTCGTATTGGATTTTCGTTGCGCGCGGCACGGGTTGTTCTCCTGTCTATGTGGAAGTATAGACCGCCACATGCCGCTCGTCCAGCATCGGACAGCATCACTGCCATCCGTGCATTTCCAAGATGACCCGACCTATCACTTCTCCGACTTGCGGGACGACAGCGTTTCCGAGGCATCGCAATCTGTCCACCCGGTCGGGAACCCCATGAGCCACTCTACCCACGTCGGATTCAGGCTCCCATGCTGCGACGTGTCGGAGGCTGCGACTGAACAGGCCAGTTTGTTTTTGTGCGCGAAGCTTGCGAGCATTTCTGGTCGACCCGTGTCTTTCCAGTCCCTTGCACATGGGGTCGGCCACATCTTCACCGCAACCGTCAACGGAACAGAGTTGTGATATCCCTTCTGATCTTTCCATTTCGCTTGTCGTTTCAAAAACGTTTTCGGATCTTCGTTCAGGTTGAATACGCCTGCCGATGGCGTCGGCCACATTCGATTCTGTTCTCGAACAGCAACAACTTCCTCGAGGTTTTCGCTTTTCCTGTCGGTCCTTGGTTTGCAGGCATGCCGAGCCATTTGCGCGCGCGGTGTCGGCCAGCGTTCCGATGATAAAGATTCGGTCCCGGCGGTGACGGGCGCGGACGGCTGAAGCTGGTATGCAGTCCCATTGACAGTCATACCCGCTCTCGGCCATTTCTCCGACCACTCGACCCATCCCGTTACTAAGCAACGCTGCGACGTTTTCCACGACGACGTATTCGGGTCGTATTTCGCGAATGATTCTTGCAAACTCTGACCAAAGTCCACTTCGTTCTCCGTCAATGCCGGCTCGACTTCCGGCTTGGCTGATATCTTGACACGGGAATCCTCCGACCAAGATGGAAACAGGTTCAAGGTTTTGTGATCCGACTTCTCTGACATCTGCATATCTCCTTGCGTTAGGCCAGTGACGCTTCAAAACCGATCTCGCGAATGGGTTTTGCTCGACTTGCCATATTGTTTTTGAATCTGGTATTGCGCGCTCGATGCCAAGTTCCAGACCACCGATGCCACTAAACAACGATCCGATCGTCAATGCCTTCATCGGTCAACAACCGATTGCCATGAACTTTTGAATCCTGACATTCGTGTTTTGTTCAGTTGGTCGTCTTTCAGCTTTTCCATGTGTTCGATCTGTTTCGCAGTGTGTCTTTGTTGCGTTGTTAGGTGAGGCTGTTGCACTGTTGAAAAATAGATCGGATGATAGCCTTTCGACCTCCACATTCTAACAACGTCTGAAAACAGCATCGCTGGTCCCGCTGCAAAGCGTTGCCCTCGCTGGCAATCGCACGCTGCGACACATGTCAAAACAGCCGGCTCTCCGTTTTTGTTTTCATAATGACCAGCCATCTCCCTCCAGCCAGTTTGATCGCACGCTGGACATCCGTTGTAGACCGTCGCAGTTTTGGTCGTCGGGTCGGCTTCGATTATTGCGCGAAGTCTCGCCAAGTTCGGAGCCATGTTTTTCGTTCGGCACCATGTCTCGGTTCCCCTTGCAAGATCCTTGTCAGTGACAGCCATCAAGCCTCCGACCCATAGCTTCAGATTGTCTTCGACCCATTGTTCGTTCTTGCTGTAGTTGCTCGCAATAGCGGAGAGGCATTTGCGGACAACGCTTGGTTGAGCCATTTCAGCCTCCGTTTTGTTTCAGTTGAATGATGTTGCCGTGTTCGTCGAAGTCTGCATCGCTAAACCAGTCTCCCAAACTACGCACATCAGGGTTCCAGTCGTTTGCTTTATCGACATATTCACGAAGGTTTGATGCACGCAAAAACGATCCGGTCTCATAGCCATTCGAGCGCATAAACACCGCGCGGCGATCCTCGCTTTCCCATAGCCATCGCCAAGCGTGCAAAACCTCTTCGGCACCGTGTTCGATGATTCTGTTTTTCAGATCGTTGTATCTGCCGCGCAACTGCCGCGACTTTGTACCGGGCTTTTGCCTTTTGCGTATTTCCTCCATCTGCGACCAAACATCTGCAACAGGGACACCAACTGAACCCGACTTTGTCTCTTGCTGTTTTGATGCTTCATTTTGAACGTCTTTGTCTTCAAGTTGTACGTGTTCGTGTTTTGTTTCTTTAATACCGCGCGCGCGATGTCCGTTTTCTGTCTGGCTTCCGTCCGGTTCCTGTCCGGTTTTGCTTTGTAAGTTGCTGTCGTTGTTAGCTTTTGATGGTCGCTGACTATTTGTTAAGACTGGCTGGTATTCTTGCCACGTATCACAAAAGGCCTTCACTTTTGCGCTGACTTG